ACACTAAATTTTGTTGCAGAATGTGGCACATCTGTTCCATTTACCCTAACCCAAATATATGCTTCATGGATTTGAACATCAGTATTTACAAATAAAGCAGATACATCTAAATTATAAATACCTGCATAACTGACTGTAATACGATTACTTGCTAATGACATACCTACTGTATATTCAGATTCTGATAAATTTACTATTTGTGGTGTGTTAGCAGTTGCAAAAGTTATATCTGCTCTTTCTTCAAATGTTCCATAAGGATAAGCATTTGTAGATGCAGAACTTAAAGTCAATGGAACTAATATAATCTTTGAATCAGGACTGATACGCTCATTGTAAATTGTAGTTGTGGTTGCACCACTTGTTTCTAATGTGATTGTGCCAGTATTGTTTGTCTTGCCATTTAAGATAAGATTGGTTACTTCAGCAATTTCACGAGTATCTGCATACTGTGGTTGTAATCTACGAAACTGCATTATCGGTTACCTTGTGGTTTTACATCCACATCTATAGAAATAGCGTTTGTCCAGTTACCAGTAGGTGTTACTAAAAATCTATGGTATCTTCCTGCACTTCTTGCACTTGCTCGACCTTCGGATGATGTAGTTAATGACGACCCAAAAGATAAATTGTCATTTAACTCTTTACGAGATGCAATTTTGATAGTTGCAGATCCGTTATCAATTTGAGGTCTAACTAAGGTAACAACAGAATTGTAACCCAGTTCAATGTCGTTAGTAACCAATTCAGATCCATATGTTGTTCCTGTAAAAGTAACAATACTATCATCTTTATAACCGGCAAATAAGAATTTACCACCAACCCATAATCTACTATCTAATGATGCAGGCAATGTGTCTATATTGGTATATCCTAATACAACGTCTAATGCTTCTAATGTGTATCCAGTTGTAGTAATACCGCCTAATCCATCAACATTAGTTAATACTCTTGACCATTTGTCTAGTTGCCAGTTATACACTAACATACTTCGACCACCATCTACATTAGGGTAGTTCCATACAACTAACTTTTTAATTGGATCAATTGCAGATGACATTGTATTAATATCATTTAAGTCCGCATCGTCAAAAAAGTATCTATCTACTTTCTCTGTTCCAATGCCTGTAACTGTTTGTCCATCGCATTTATAAAATCCATCATCAGATAAAAAGAATGATGTAGCACCATACTGCGCAATACTATTACCTTCCAAGCATCCTAGTCCACGAGATATAAGGTCGAATTGGAATACAAGCGGAGTCCCTGAGTATGTTGCCCTATATATACCCTTCTCACAGAATATAAGACCAAACTCTCCACCTGACAAACCAGTTATGTTGCCCGAATCAGGCAGTATCTGAAAATCAGACTGACTTGTAGTTCCTGAGACCCATGTTGTCTCCGAGTTAATATCAGACCATTGAACTTTATTAGGATTTGTTCCACCATCAAGATACCCAGTAAAAACAAAATCTCTAACAGCAGTAACATACTTAGCAACTGGTGCATTAGCATCTAAATCTGCAAATACTGTAGATGTTCCAATAGTCCATGATTGTAATTTATTTGCATTATTAGCACAGATAACGACACCACCAAATTGCAAAAATTGCCATTTACCCCCTGAATATCCACCAACTTTAGATACGTCATTCAAAGATAAATCAGTAGCATCTAATTTATTTAATGTTGTTGCACCGCCTGCAAAAATAATTACTTCATCGCCATATTTGCCACCAAATACAGAGTTTAAGTTTTCACTAGCAGTGCCTGAAAATGTCTCATCATTATTAAATGGAGCATATCCAACACCAGTTGGATAAACATTTTTAGCATCTCTTAATGATACAACAGATGGTTGGTCAGGTAACCATTCTTCAAAATTGACTCTAGTTGCCATTAAATATCCTTATGATTTGATACACGCTAATAAAGCAAAGTTACGAGGTCTTGTTTCTGTGTTATCCATTCTTAATCTAATTGCTCTTGAACCACCATCATTACGTCCTGATGTCAACCATGCACTGTATGTTGAACCATCTTCATTTGGTGCTGTAATCGGTGAACTGCCGTTAGAACCTGTAGTCATACTAATTTCTTCTTTATTAGTATTTTGTGTTTGCCATGAACCAAATGCTCGACCTGAATCAATACCTCTGCTATCGTCCCAACCTCTTAAAAACTCACCTCTTAAATCAGGCACATTAAATGTTGTTGAACCATCACCTGAACCAAATGTAGTTCCGATTGCACTAAATAATGTTGCATAGGTTGTTCTTGACACTGCTTGACCATTTGCTTTTAACCAACCTGTTGGAGCAGTATTCATTGCAAAATATTGAACTGCACCTGCGGGGATTGTTTCTAATATAGTGCTTTGCCAAGTTGTTCCATTTGATACTAAAGCATTACCTGAAGCACCAGGAGCAACTTCCTGAACAGTACCAGTGCCATTACCTAAAACTACGCTATTAGCAGTAATAGATGTTGCACCTGTTCCGCCTTGAGCAACTGATAATGCAGTTGTAAGACCTGTGATAGATGTAATATCACTGTTAGCACCTGATGATGCTGAACCTAATGCAGTTCTTGCACCACCTGCTGTAGTAGAACCTGTTCCGCCTGATGCTACTGGCAATGTATCACCTGATAGACCTGCTTGGAAGTCTTTAAGATGTGCCATAATTTCACGAATAGCATTGTTAATACCGGATGGAGAACACCCTTCTGCCAAATTAACACCATCTACATCCGTATTGTTAGAAGCAACTACATCATATTGACTAATCTTAGTTTTTGCCATGTTTTATCCCTTTTTGTTCCATGTGTTTGTTGTTACACTTTTCTCAATCCATGAATCATTACCTGATGTTACATCAGTCCATGAATGAGCATTAAATGTTGTGTCAGACCATTCTTCGCCTATTAAATATCCATTAACAGTAATAGTAGCATTGCTATTAACAAAAACTGTAGGTCTATATATAGCGTTTGGTAAAGCAGATGTTTCAACACTCACCTCTACAGATGGCGAAAATGTTTTTAAGTATCCACCAAAAGCAATAACGTCTGATTCGTTGGTAATATCAAGAGTGATGTTTCTTACTCTTAAATAATTAACCTCAAATGCAGTAGATGCTGTAAATTCAGGTGACGATAAAAACGTAGCACCAAATCGTGGAGCAATTGCAGAAAACCCTGCTGAAGAAAATGGTTGTGCTAAAAACATTATTCAAATAACTCCCAACATAATTTAGATTCATTCCAATCCCAAAATTGACCATCATTAGGTTTAGGTATTCTTGGAATATAAGTGCAAGTATTTATATCAAACATCCATGAAGGATATTCTTGTGGTGGTATAAAAGCATCTAATTCTTCATTATATGTTCCACCAACACCTGCATAATTCATGCGTAATGGTTTTGTGCAGTCACAATCATTATTAATTAATTTTCCTTCAAATGTGCATGGACAAGTTTCAATCCATTTAACATTTGATTCTTTTGGGAGATTATTTATAAATGATTCGTCAGCAACAATTACATCTGTGACGTAACCATTAACTACTCTTGCGTAATGTGCCATATTAATCTAAAAAGTTATACCAACCTGTTACAATGTATTTATCTTGACTTGGAGATGGAATACCACGATGAGTAAATGTCCAGTCAGTTCCCCACATAACAGTTAATCCCTTGCGAGGTTTTATTTTTAATTTTTGATAATAAAATTCTGTTTCTCCTGCATCATCAACATCATTTAAATATGTCATAAACACTAAATGCCTAGATGATATATCAGGTCTTGTATCAGATCGTTCTGTATGCCAAGCATAAAAACCTTCATTTGGTTTATAGTGCTGTATGTTAAATGGTTGTGTAATTCCCCATGCAGAATACTCATTAACCCAATGATATTTTTCAATGTATTTATCACACACCTGCTTTAATTGACTTAAATAATCTTGTATTACAGGGTTATATTGATCCGTTACCCAAACATCAGTAGATTTTTTGATAGTATCATCAACTCTATAGGCGTTCATTCCTTGCTTTTTGTCAGGATGACTCTCAAAATATCCTATTAATCTGTCACATACACTTATATCAGGTAAAAATTCTTGTAATATAAAATTTTCCGTCATATTTCTACAATGGTATTAATTACCATTCTTCTTTTTTTAATTTTAGGAGGTGTTGCTCTATGTATAACATTTGAATCAAAATACACACATTTATTATCCATTGGTGTTACATGATGTTCATTATTGATAACTGTATCACCATCAGAATCATCTAAATATAATATAAAACTTTTAAAGTTAGGCATATCTATATCAACATGGTTTGCTTGTTGTTCATCATACAAATTTGTATTTGTTAATAAATTAATTTGCATACGAAATATGTCTTTTACTTTTATTTGTGTTTTATCTTCAAATATATGCACAATCGGTTTTATCAACGGAAACGCATCACTCATTATTTTATTATTTCCAAATAATGTGTGAGCAAATCCGAATGTATTATTACTGTTTTTAAAACCATTGATTTGGTCATCTTGCCAATACCAAGCAAAATCACAAGATTCAGTAATATTTTTTATTTCTATAAAATAAGGTTTAGGTAATAAATTTTCAATAACTTTATACATTCCTTATTATACTATGGAATAGTAAATGTTCCACTAGAATTGAATGTATGATAAGTATATCCACCTGTGTTAGTTATAGTCCCACCATTGGCAAATTGTGATCCTGCATAACGGATAATGACAGTTCCATTACCACCTCTTGCACCACCGCCACCTGAACCACCACCACCTCCACCACCTAATCCATTAGTTCCTGCTTGTGCTGATGATGGGTCACCATTCCAACCTCTTCCTCTGCCACCACCACCTGCTGAAACATAACCACCTCGACCACCATATCCTCCACCTCCTCCACCACTAGCGTAAAATGTGCCGTCTACCCA